GTCAAGCTCTTGGCTGGCAAGATGGGTCGGCTTACGAGTACTTGTCGCTGATCGCCCCTCCCACATACACACAGCAACCCGAACCCGCAACCCCTACCCCTTGTTTTCCCGTGCGTAGCTGGCGGCTCGCAACCCAAGCAAAACAGACCCCACAACCGGAAAACAGACCGACCCCAAAACCAACAGGCCGACCCCAAAAACCAGACAAACAAAACCGTTTTATTTTCTACCCCCCTATAGGGAAAGCCTTGTATTTGTTCGGCGGTCCAAAAATATTTACTTGTTGACATACTAACCATTATACCTTATACTATACACATAGACAAAAGAAAGGGAATATTATGACTGTAGAGAATAGAACATGTGCCGAGCGAATAAATGAGCAATGGGAAAGCCGACGAGATCAGATCGGCGACTTTGCTTTTTTTATGGGTGGCGCTCATTGGGATTGTGAATATGATGAGGGAGGCGTTTGTTGCAATGACGGAGGCCAAGCAAACGATAACGAATATTACCAAAGCGGAAGATACGATCAATACATCACTGAGGAATACGGAGAGGAAGCCTTAACCGATCCGTCTATTATTATAGATTCTTTTGTATCGTCGGTTGAATGGGTAGAATATGAAAGCGAATTTGTTAAAGGTGCGATCCATCGTCCCTACTTCCGTATCGAGATGGGTGGCGGTGGTCCTTCTGATGAATTGAGGATCTTCCATGATCGTATTGAGTATTGGTTTTTAGACTGGTTCGACGGTGCAAGCATCGATGTGACACACGATCATGCTGTCGGTTTTCTGATCAATTGGTTCTCAGAGGAGATTAAACATAAGGATGAATATTAATGCTGTTCTGGGTAACGCTATCGATCTTATTAGTGATCGCCGTCGTCGGATTGGTGGACAGTCATAACCGTTTCAGAAAGGAGTAAAATATTAAAGACCATTGAGACACCCTATCTTTTTAGGGTGTCTTTTTTTGTGCAAAATTTTAAAAACTTTCCCAGGTTGAAATCTTGCTTTGTTATGTCAACTAGAACATGCGTTCTAATCAGAACATACGGTTCTAATAATGTTATGTCAAGTAAGACAGTTCCGCCAGGCGGAAGCCATGATCAGGAAACAAAAACATACCGCAACAGGGTGACAACATACCACAACAGGACAAACAAAATACTTTAATACTATTGACATACTATACCGTATAAGGTATCGTATAGATATAGGTAGCAAGCAGTTACCTAGAAAGGAAAGACAATGGATTTAGAAGAACGTATAGAGCTCGAAGCTTTTATAGACTATATGTTTCAGTGCTATGACCCTAAAAGAAATAACGGGTTGTACGTAATAGATGGACTCACAAGGGACCGAATAATAAAAGCAGTAGCCGAATATAAAAACACTTATGATACTTGGGCCAGTAGTGTACATTGTATCGATAGTGTAGATCGCGAGAGAGTCAGGGACATTATTGAGGGGGTAGGGTTTCGTATATGAAATATAAAATAAGGGCCACGTCACTACAGGTTTATGAAGAGATCATTGACACCAATGATTACCCAGAAGTGTTTGATGAACAGGGTAATCTTTTAACTGGTATAGATATTTCTGAGGCATGTGATACAGCATTTCCATATGGTGCACAACCTATCGAAACAGACTGGGAATTTACAAACCTTGAACCATTCGATAGGGAACAAAACTTTTTGAATGATCACATTGAAATTATACACATCAAGTAGAAAGGAGAATAGAAAATGAGTAAAAGCGAAGTAGAAAAACTTAATAAATATCTAGCCTCACGCGAAAACGAATTGACGATAAAATTAGCAGGAAGAAAAATCAAATCTGTAAGGTTTCTAAGTAAGGAAGAAGCACACGGTTTAGGATGGGAAAAGAGACCATTAGTTTTGCAGTTAGATAACGGTGCGTTACTGTATTCGATGCAAGACGACGAAGGAAACGACGGCGGATCGCTTAGTTTCGAACATAAAGGAATCTGTGAAACTATCGCAGTGCGATCAGTTTGGGATTAAAGAGAGGTTAGGAGGGCTTTAATGGAAGAATACGAAACTAACAGGTGTTTAGAATGTGGCATTGATACTTCAGTGCAAGGGTACGTAAATCGTTACCCTAATATACACAATAAAATTGCTGGCTATACATGCGGAAGCTGTGCTTCATGGAGTGAAGCACGCGACGAATACAGGTCAGAACATAACCCAGAGGACGACGATGACTGGGACGATGACTGGGATGACAGGGAATGGGAGGAGTGGCACAAAAACGAATACCTCCCAGAAGTAGATAGAGACTTTCCAAATGCCAAAAGGTTTAGGGAACTTATCCAAATGACTGCATGGACTAACACTGACTGGACAACCGAACAGAAAAAAGAACTACTTGCAATAATGGAAAGTAAGGAATAGAAAATGGGTAATCGAGCGGTAATTAATATGGTAGATAGTGACGTTGCGATCTATCTACATTGGAATGGTGGACGAGATACAGTCGAGCCAGTACTGGAAGTAGCGAAAGAGTACGGTTTAACTGGTGACAATGCTGGCATGAATGATCTATATAAGATGTTCCATAACATGCTATCAAGTGATATGACAGAAACTGCATATGTCGGAACAATACCAGAATATAACGGTACTGCCAGTGGAGATAATGGCGTTTATATAATTGACAAAAATTTTAACATCATTGATCGACTAGAATTTGAAAATAGAAAAGAACAACAAGTATATCCATTCAAAGAGATCTACGACTGGACTAGGAAAGAGAACGACAAGCACTTTATGGATAACGAACCAGATATATATATAGGAGGATGAATAAAAAAACTTATTGATAATAAGAAAGGACATACCATAACAGGATAACCATGAGATCATTACAGATTGCTATAAATAAACAGGACCGTATCTACATTGACTCTAGAAAGAAGTTAATAATTGAAACACCTAATAGGTGCATAGTATGTCAGGGTGAAAACCCAGGTAGTAGAAAGGAAATCAAAACAACAGACACTAAACTAATATTCTATATAGACAATGAATGTGTATCGAAGTTATATAAACAGTTGACATAGTATATACTATACAGTATAATAGTCAGTAGAGAGGTAGTAAAAAAGCTATCTACATTGAAAGGGAAAAGACAATGAGTAATGAATTAACAACAGAAATGGCGAGAGTGTGGTTAGGGAATCGAGGACTCTCTTATTCACCAAAAGAAATAAGAGTGTATGATGATTGGATTTTTGTTCGCGATTCTCAATTCTTGGGCGATTCTGATGAAGATATTGATTGTTATAAATGGGATAGCAGCTCTATGTTTGCTGAAGCGTGGGACGGCATATCAGTAACAGACAGTCCATTCATAAAAAACAATCAAGAAAAAGTTTCAGACAGAGTTATCAGACTTGAGAAAGAATATCAAAAATATTTGCAAGAGTATTGCTAGAAAGGAAGTTAGATAATGGGTGATCGAAGAATGGCTGAGGTAAAGACGAGTAATGGTTCTTTATATTTCTATACGCATAGTCACGGTTTTACTTTGCCAGACATTAGCCGTGAGGCAATGCGAACTGTAACTGTAATGAAACGGCAAGACGATGAGGAGTACGCCGTAAGAATAATCCTAGATTATTTGATAGAGAATACTGGCAGCCACAATTCTCCAACAGGCTCAGGGATATCTTTAGCGCCAAACATGGAAGACCAATATTCAAGAGGGGGTGAACCGACAGTAATTATAGATCTTGTAGACTGGTCGTTACAATATTAGAGGAGGTTAGACAATGGAAGCAGTATGGATAGCATATGGAATAGGTTTTTTTACAGGGTTTAGCTGCGGAATTATATTAGGAATAGTGGTAATGAAAAGGGAGATACTATGAGCGCACCTAATCAGGAGGAATTTTTATACCAGGCAATGGAATGGTGCGAGGAACAGGGACACACACCCCATAAGGGAGTAGCACTTAGTGAACAGACAGTAAAAGAAATAACAAATACTTTTCTTTCTGTAACTTTCGTACTAGACACAATGCAGTATATGTATAAGGGAAACAAAGAACTTAGTACAGAATTGCATGACCTTAGATACAAACTCATAGACCTGAACCACACATTACAAAGCGAGCTACTTAAACAGTAGCTTGCTTACAACTTATACACCATATATAATAAACCTACAAGGAGGAACATATGGACCAAACGATTTCTGTATCTTCGTTAGAAGAAGCGTCACAATATATCAACAAAGATGCATACAGCATTGGGGCTAATCATAGTCATCTAATCAAACATGGAACCTTACCCAAAGGTCAAGACGGTAAACAAAAGCAACTTGAATTACGCACACGTGTAAAGATTACTGGTGTTAATAGATCCTTTGGGAGGATTAGGTTTGAAGTAACTGAAGGTTTTATTTCAGTGAACAGGGAACCACACAACCTGATACTTATTGAGGACTAATCATGGACTTACTAAGTAGGCACGATGAAGTTTCCAAACAGGTTCAGGATATGATCTTTAGGCGCGACGAGTCTAAAGAATTTTTGTCTGAAGAACTGGCTATGGCTAAGCACTGTGAGTATCAGTGTCAGCTTATCCGAGCCAAGATAAAGACACCTGGTAGAAATCAAAGTGATCGTGACAATCAATTACTACTGGAGTTAGATGACAACATAGAATATCAGGAACTTTTTAAGGAGGCACTTGAACACAGGCGTTCAGTGAATGATGCATCACGCAACATAGAAGCATTGAATGACGGAATAAAGATAGGGCTATCAGAATTACAGATACTAGCAAACCTAGCAACGGTAAATTAATACCTGGCAAATCAGCATTAATAAATGAAGCAATAATAGGAGGATTTAAAATGACTGATGAATCACAAGAAAAATTATGGGAGGTCAAAGTACAAAGGATGTACCGTAACCATTTAATCGAGTGGCGACCCCTTGTAACAGATTTAGAACTAATCGTATCGCACATAGATCAAATGGAAGGGCTGTTTGGTACAGCACCACCAATGGGTGGTAGTACAGGGTCCGCTAGACCAGCACAGGAGTCGAGACCAACAGCATCACCAGAAGAAAAGCAAAGTTTTGCCGACCAACAAGGCGTTACACTTTACTGCCCAGAACATGAGGGGATTCAGCTAAAGGAAACACTACCCAAGTGGCAAGAATATGACAACATAGATGGTCAACAAGTACCAGCAAAATACTACTGCTCTAAAGACGACAATGGAACAGGCAGTAACCATAACGTCTGGCGATCACAAGCTATTGTAGGGTAATTATTCAGAAGCCCCTTGACTCTGAGAACTGCAACCGACAGCGGTTCTATAACTGGGGAGTGACAGGGTCAAGGGGCCATACCGAAGGAGCGTTCATTGAAGTTTCATCCATATGCAGATCTATTTCCACTCATTGAAGGTACAGACTTTACTTTTTTGTGTGACGACATAAAAGAAAACGGATTGCAAAATCCAATAGTATTACTAGGCGACGAGATATTAGATGGGCGTAACAGATACTTAGCGTGTATGGAAGTAGACGTGCAACCAGAATGGACCCAATACCAGGGTGAAAATCCATTAGCCTTTGTTCTTTCTTCTAACTTGCACCGACGACACCTCACTGCATCGCAGCGTGCAGCTCTTGGTGCAGAGATTGCTACTTTGAGTCAAGGAGTACATGCAAGGTCGAAGATAGCTAATATTAGCTATCTATCTCAGAGTGAAGCTGGTGCAATGTTACAAGTATCACCAGCATACATTAAGTTAGCTAAAAGAATAAAGGAAAATACACCAGAACTGTTTGAAGAAATGAAAAGCGGACAAAAGACCTTACAGCAAGTTAACCGAGAGATTATAGGTGAAGATGAAATTCTGAGGATGGCAACAAAGATTCGTTTGGAAAAAAAGGAGGTTCTAAAAGCTCAAAAAGAAAAGTTACGTAGAGAAGCGTTAGCCATAAAGCCACCTGAAGGGCAGTACCGAACCATTGTCATTGATCCACCCTGGGATATAGACAGGATACAACTAGAAAACAGAACGTTTGACAAACAAAACTTTGATTACGCAACGATGACGGTAGATGAAATCAAAGACTTCAAACTACCAGCACATGATGAATGTCATCTATGGCTATGGACTACACAGAAATATCTTCGATCTAGTTTTGAAATATTAGATGCGTGGGACTTTACATATCTTTCAACATTTGTGTGGCATAAGAAAGGAGGATTCCAGCCAGTAGGATTACCGCAATTTAATTGTGAATTTGTTTTACTGGCAAGAAAAGGAGCACAACCATTCCTTGAAACAAAAAATTTCTTCACTTGTTTTGAAGCAGAAAGAAGGGAACATAGCAGAAAGCCAGAAGAGTTTTACGATGTGGTCCGAAGGGTAAGCCCAGAGCCACGAATAGATATTTTTTCCAGGGAAAATAGGGAGGGGTATGATACCTGGGGGTTAGAAGAAGGGAAATTTGGAGATGATAAAACAACCTGATGCATACCATAACAGGGCAGAAAACTATACTAGGCAAAAACAAGATGAAGAAGAAGCACAAAAATGGCTGAACCCTATTATAGAAAATGAATTGAACGCAATCATTACTGTCGCATCACAGCAACAAGATGTTGAAGAAGCTACAGATTTAATTCTGAATATGGGCACAGCTATATATCTAAACAGTCCAATCTATAGGAGGCGTCTTGCTCAGGCAGGACTTAGAATACGTAATATCAAATCTGCTAAAGATTATAACGATGTCACATTTCGATCTAAAAGCTCAGGCTACCTTACAGAAATTAATAAACTATATAACGCCGACTTAGATATCTATTGTGTTGTTGACTATGAAAAAGAAAGACTTATTAGACTAGCCGTTGTTGATGCAAAAAAATCTTATTCCCTTTTGAATTGTAGTGGTTTTGATTTTGAAGAAAAAACAAACAAGGACTACGTAACAGGATTCGTAGGAATAAATATTTGCTTGCTTAGAAAGTTAGGGATAGTGATAAGAGAAAGTGGGGAATGGACAAATCAATGTGTTTGTAAGAAGAATGAAGGATGTAAAGATAAAGAAAGGATAAAAAATGCTAAGACATTATGCAAGAACAATGAACATACCCATCCAGATATGTTCAATATGTAAAGAGGAGGTGACAATAGAGATGTTCAGGTCAGGCTTAAAGAAATTTTATGCAGACACTGGAGAATTTCACGACTGTCAATTAGAATTGTTACCCCCTATGAATGACAGAGAATATTTCGACCAGAAGTATAACGCACAACCAAGTAAAAGGACGGTAAAGAATGGCACTAGATTGGTGGGCTGATTCACAAAAGGTAATCGCCAAAAAGAAATTAGGGAAAGATCATTTCATTAGATTCATAGCAACAAATATTAGAGTAGACAGATCGCATCCGTATGCAAAGGTCAGTGTTCTATTCGACACACAAATACTAGATGAGGACGACTTAGCGTTAGACAAAAGAGAATCAAGAACAAGGTTAATCAATTCAGCACATCGTGCATACATGAAGCTACCATTAGATATTCCAGAGTATCATGAAGCAACAGCGTCAAGTGACATGCTAACGTTTTGTCGCGATGCCTATGAAAAATGGTCAAGCTCTGTTGAAGTAACGTTGACACACGGCATACCACCCACCCCTACACCCTGGTTAGCTGAACCTTTTATACTAGAAGATGCAGGCACAATTCTTTTTGCTGCTCCTGGCACTGGTAAAAGTTGGTTCTCACTTCTGTTAGCTGTGTGCTTAGACAGTGGTAAGCAAAGTATTATTACACCTACCTATGAAAATATAAACGTACTGTACGTAAACTTAGAACGCTCTGAGAAAGGGTTAGGTATTAGGTTGGGCATGTTGAACGATGCGTTAGGCTTAGAACGGACACGTCCATTGAGGATGGTACATGCTAGGGGCAAGACACTAACTGCACTATCAACAAGTATCAGATCTATCATCGACAAAGAAGGTATAGATCTTGTTATCCTTGATTCTTTATCACGCAGCGGTGCATCACTTATCGATGATGTCCAGGTAAATCGTACTATGGATACACTAAATAGTTTTCAATGTGCATGGTTTGCCATTGGGCATACTGCAAGGAATGGCGGTGGATCGAATGTCTTTGGGTCCGTTATGCAAGACGCAGCAGCTGACGCTATTTTTAGGCTTGAAGGTGCGCATGATAGTGATGTTATGTTCCAAAGGCTGACACTAACAAAAGCAAATGACTTCAATTTAAAAGAACCTATTGCCTATAGGTGGGTCATGCCTAAGACACAAACAGATGAAGGATGGTTCACTGATATACAGGGTATATACCACATGTCACCTGAAGATTTCCCTGAAGCAGAAGAAGTTGAAGAAAAGTCAGCCACTACTGCTGAGTTAAGTAATGAACAATTAGATTATATATGGAATGAAGGCTCTGTTACTCCTTCACAATTTGCAGAGTACTTTGAAAAGAGTGTGTCATGGGCTAGCAGGATACTATCTTCTTCTAATCACCTTTCAAGTGAACAGGAAGGCAGAAACAAGAGGTATAGTGTTAGAAAAGAATAATGATATTTAGAATACAGCGTCCCCTGACGCTTGCTTCAAATGCTTAAGGCTTGTCGCTTCGCTTTTTAAGCGTAACACACTTGTCAACCCCCTACGTCAGCATTAGGTTTTTGAGGTATACTGAAAACTAAGTCAACGTTTGCGTACACTTGTGCAACAGTTGATTCAAACATTAGGGCAGATAGAGAAAGTAACTATGGCAAAGAAAGAAGTTAAGAAATGCCCCCCACATCACCTGGTTTTAGAAACACATGAAGAAGCTCATGAACGGTGGACTAAAAATAACTACCACGTTCCATCGAGAAAAAGATATCGAAAGATTCTAGGAAAATGTAAGCATTGTGGCTACACAAAGTCGCATCCCATAGGCAGACAGTTTGAAGATACCTACAAAATGGAAGCTAAGATGCCTTTATCTGGTCGGTACAAAAACGGTGCTAGTAGGGAGTGGAGTTTAAAGTAAGATTAAATGGAAAGGCAAATTTTATGAAGCGCAGCCCTATGAAGCGTAGCAGTAAACCTTTAAAGCGATCCAGGTTAAATGCTCGTAGTAAAAAAATGGCTAAGTTTTATAAAGAAGTACGTGTTCCGTATGTCAAACAGGCAGTAGGGAATGGAAGGAAGCACTGTATTATACGATCACCTGATTGTACACATTTCGTACAAGGTGTACATGAACGATTGACAAGAGGTAGGGGCGGTGGAATAATAACAGTTCACAAGGAGGACAATCTAGTTCCATGCTGTCACAGTTGCAATCGCTACGTAAGTGAGCATAGCACCTGGGCAGAGGAACAAGGTTGGTTGATAAAAGGAGAGGGAATTGATTACAAACAAAGAGAATCTGCCTAAGTTTTTAGTGCAAAGTATTGAATACTGGGGCAAGTCACATGATTCACAAGCAGACTACTCAGCAACAGAGTTACTAGACCCACCTAGAATAGTCGCACTACGTCGTAAGTTTCGAGAACAAATAGAAGAAGATGCTTCAGACAGGATATGGTCATTACTAGGTAGTGCCACCCATAAAGTAGTTGAATCTGCCATCGAAGAAGATGGTGGAGAAACGCTAGTAAGTGAACATAGAATGTTTGCAGAGCTAGATGGAGTTACTCTTTCAGGGCAAGCAGACGTATACGACAGGGAAACAAAGACCATATATGATCTCAAAACCGCGTCAGTGTGGGAGATTATAAATGGTGTACGCATAGAAAGAGAACAACAGCTCAATATCTATGGTTGGTTAGGACGCCAGGAAGGATGGGAAGTTGAGCATGTTGCAGCCGTTTTTATCCTACGAGACTGGAGTAAAACAAAAGCACTCAATGAACAAAACTATCCAGCATCACAAGTCGTTGAATATAAGATACGCATGTGGACTGATGAACGAGTAGAAGAATTTTTGCGTAGTCGTATTCAGATGCACGAACAGGCAAAAGAACAGCTTCCATTCTGTACATCAGAAGATAAATGGACACGACCTACAAAATTTGCAGTTATGGGCAATGGAAGGAAGTCGGCATTTCGATTACTTGATTCTATGCAAGATGCGCAATCTTGGATGAAGTCTAACAAAAAGGGTAATACAGTTGTTGAACGGCCAGGAGAAGATATACGATGTGAATCTTACTGCTCGGTACAACCATTCTGCTCTCAATATAAAGCGTCTAAGATAAGGGAGTAGTTGACATGAAAAATATTATTACATACTCTAAAAAAAGAATAGGTGGTTATTTCTCTTTCCCTCTATTCGACCTCTCAAAAAGACCTGTAAGGATTATTCCTTTCTCCTTAACAGCGTCACCTAATTGGGGTACTGCGTTTCGTCCTCCTGTGAGACGCAGTATCCCTCCTTTTTTGCTCATAGCCATTGTAAGCCTCGTATGGGCGTTTTTTCCGCAAAGTAATGCTGAGGCACGTTCAAACATGCCTGAATACATGCAGGAACGGTACATTTTGTTCCAAGAAGCGTACTTAAATAGCCCCTGGCCAAGCTACATGTATCACAAAGTAGAATCTGTGGCATTTTGCGAGTCAAGTTTGCGCTGGTATGCTACTGGGGATCAAGGTAGGGCATTAGGTTACATGCAAATCCGCAAAGATTACCACCCAAGATTAGATAATACATTCAGTTTATATAATGGCGCGGAGAATTTAACTGCAGCTTATATTATTTACTTAGAAGCTGGAAGAAGCTGGAGACCGTGGAGTTGTAAGCCATGATGATATTAGGGGTTGATCCTGGTGTGTACGGTGGAATGGCATTTGTACACCACGACAAAGACACATCCCCTATAGTATTCCGTATGCCTATGGATGGTACAGGTAGACACGGCTATGACTTGCCGTCAATAATGGACATCATTTTTGACCTGTTACCTGATGTATTAGTTATAGAAAAAGTAACCAGACCTGCATCTCTAGTGAGGTGTATGGGTTTGTTTGAGGGTATAGGTGCAGCTTTGGAATTAGAAACGCACACTGTTCGACCACAAGAATGGAAGAAATACTACGGCTTGTCTAAGAACAAGCAAGAATCTATTGATCTAGCCCTTGAACATTATCCATCTTTGGATAGCGAGATTACTAAAATATCAGATGACGGTATAGCAGAAGCTGTTCTTATAGCCGAATATGGCTATGTCATTGACGGATAACTATTTCTTTCTGCGTTTCCCAGCAGCAGCCATCTTTTGAAACTTAGCCTTACCATACTTCTTGCGACCAATACTAGCAGCTAGAGCTTTAGGATCTCGCACGCCTTTACGCTTGAGTTGTCCTGCTAGTTTGGAGAAACGACCACCCCCTCCAACTTTCATTGACTTTTTAGTAGCCACGTTTCTTACTCGGCTTCCTTGATTTCTTACCTTGCATAATAACTCCTAAATTCCATTATACCTCAACATTCATCTCAATAGTAGGCACACCGCCTCGCTCTTGACCTAGCAATTTCTTATACGTTGGGCGTATCCATAGTTTGATAACACCAAGAGCTAATGGGTTCATCATTGCAGCTTCAGGGTATAATCCACCTGGCCTGCCATCTCTCTTTACACCCTCCATGAATCCCTTCAGGAACGAACCAGTACATGCAATAATCATTTCTTTGTTCTTGAGATAGCCAACTGTAGTGTTGAACTGTGCATACATACGTGCAAGTTTACCTGCTACTGCTTTATGATGATGACCTAGTAAGTAGATATCAGCGTCAAAGCCTCTCACAACGTGCTCTAGCTGGTTCAATGGACTGGATAGTAGTTTACCCCCACTTCGACCATGATGTGCCCATATGAGAACTTTAGGCCTTCCGTGAGATTTATTGTTTGGTTTGAATGTAAGGTTGATATAGGCACAAGTACCCAAGAACGGAGCCTTGAGAAACGATGCAAACCTTTGGTCACTTGTAGTACCGTCTTGATGTACGTGGTAGTGGTGTCCTTCTAGTAAACCAAGCCATCTACCCACAGTAGGCTTTAGGATTTTCTGGATTTCTTCTTCGAGTTCTTCGGCTTTCGCATCAATCGCATCAACAACACTATCGTAAAAACCAGACTCCCTAAGTTTCTTACGATTCGACGGTGATTCCATATCGATGAAGTCACCCATCCCAATATACCACGCATTATTCTTTACTCCGTATGCTATAACTTCTTTGAGTCTATCAAGATCAACTACATCTCGCTGTTGCTGGAGCTGTATATCGCCAATAGGGATAACAAGAGTCTCTTTCCATGGCAAAGGCTTGTTGGTTAGATGCTCAACTGACGACAATTCCATTTGGGGGGCCTCATCTCTATATTAACTACAGCCTGTCGTTACCCCACATTCCTGACATGTGCTGCAAGTACCTGTCTTTATCATTCTCACACCAAAACATTGATCACAAAATTCCCCAGTGTACCCCTGCTGTACAGCTTGGTTGATTATGTCTAATTTAGATGATACCACAGGTTTTTCTGATACTGCACTCATAGCAGCTACTGTATCCTGGTGCATCTGTAAACGTACAGGCATCAGTAATTCTCGTACTACTTTAAACTCTGGGAATTGATCGTTTGCTCCACGTGTTTCTGCTGCGTAGAGTAGTCGTTGTGCTGTTGCTAATTTATCGTCTAATGCCTCAAGATCCACTGTTGTTTGCCTTGTCTCTAATCATCCTGTAGATAGCTAATGCACCAGCACTAACAATAGGTGCAGATGCTGCAGGTATACCAAAGTCACCTGCATTTTCAGCTAAAGATATTAGAGCAGCAGATACTGCAATTATTATTAAATCACGCAAACCTTTATGCAACGTTCGTGGCATTACTTTCTCCTCGGAATTTGTATTTGATGTATTTCATATCCGCCTTCATAGCGGATTGGGGTTGATGGACTGCTCAACCAGGCATTAGTCCAAGCTGCAAGATCTCCTTTCTTTATAGGTTCAGGTACAACTTTTTCTTTTGCTGCACCAAGTAAAAGTTCTTTATCCCAATTATCACCAGGATCATCAGGTCGTGTCATAGGGCTAATATCACAGTGCCCTATTAGATTTTCTTCATGGATAATTATATTGTGCTGTTCAGTAAGCCACTTGAGTATTGCTATACAGCTATTGTGTTGTGCCAGTGTCCAATTCTTACCACTAAATCCTTCAGCACCAATGCCTATAGTATGTGAATTAGGATTGACTCCACGATAGCCAGTCCAAGGTACACCAACAGAAGGGTTTGTCGTAGCGTCTACACGCCCTGCGTGCCACGCTGCTTGGTTTACTGGTACGTACTGGGTAATAGTTCCATCTTTGTCTATTACGAAGTGATAACTAGCTTGGTGGACTACTTCTTTTTCGCTCGCCCACTCATCCATAGTTGTACGCCAGCCTTCAATGCTATGACACACCACCGTGTCAGCTTCAATGCTACCGTAGCCACCATAAGCCCCAGTAGGAACACGTCTACAATCAGGCATCCAATTAGTTGCTGCCATGTCGAATCCTTATCTTTGATCCCAAAAACCATATACTAACATCCCTGCTGTAAGTGCCATTGAGTACAATCTACCTGCCCATGTGCTGTGAGATTTTTCAATCTGTTCAATGTGTTCTTCAGAGTCTGCGACTCTTTCATCTAAACGTGCTACGGCTTGAATTAATCCTTCGCGACCATTGCCGAAGATGCCGTTCTCTATTCTTTCTAAACGTCGATCTATGTCTGTGAGAATGGGATCGGACATGGTCTACCTTCCATTCAACAAGTACAAGTATCACAACAGCCATCGCAAGGACAGTTGAAGCGTCTATTGGTTATCCTCAATCCAAGTTTTAAGTGCATCTTCATCTCCTTTAACTTTTTCATATTCGTCTGTTGCTTCTTGTAATGCTGCTTCCAATAATGGAACATCATCTTCACACTGTTTCAAATCTTTCTTTTGTTGTTCAAGATTATCCTGTAAAACTTTTATACTATCATTCAACCTAACAATATCATCAGCTACATCTGCTTCAGTGAAGTCTTTAGCTTCTATACCTGCACGTAAGCCACCAATCTCTGCACGTTTCTGTGAAATAAATTGAGTAGTGTTAATAATTTGACTGCCGTATTGTTCTACTTGGTAGTTGTTATATTGAAATGCTCGTTGAGCATCGAACCATTTAGAAGGGCGAGTGAGTCCTTGTGCACCATCCATCTGCTCCCAGCCACCGCTTTGATCCCAACGTACGATATCGCCCATTAGTCTGCTCCTCCCCATAACACTGCGTTCATAACTATAACCCCTGAAGATGGTGTAAACAGTATAGATGTAATTTGATTACCACCGCTACTACCTGACCATGCTATTGTTGAAGAGTTTGCCGCTAGATCATTGTTGTCAGTCCAGCAAACATTACGGTCATACATCATAGCGTATGAAGAATCTCGCATATTACTTTTTACCCATAGCTCACCACTTGCACCATCAGATGCGATAGGCTTACCAGTACCTCCAAATAAATAAGATGAAGAGGATTCATCGACATTCCACCATAAGTTAGTAGAAGATGCCCCTACTACACCACTTTGAGCGTCGTAATCAAAAATATGTATACCCTGTTTGTAATTAGAAGCATCAGCATTTAGTGTGACTTGCATATTCTGATCACCAGTTATAGATCCACCTGCGTAATAAGTATATTGAATACAGAAAATAGTACAGCCATTCATGTTAGATGAATTAAAGTTTACAGATGATGCAGTAGTAGAAGCCCTTGCAAGTACACGCATGTTTCCACTAATCATTAGCGTACCCCCCATAACTGTGCACTGAAGTTATCGAAGTCATCTGCATTTGCAAACCGTACTACTGTCATTGGCTGTGTAAGATGATCAAACATTCCAGCTACTAAAGTAGGTTTCATATAGTCGTCAGCATCCCCATAGTCACCACCAGAAAATCCAATCAGATGACCTTCACTTGTACCTAAAGGTTTTGCATATAAGAAATAACCTGTAGCACCCCATCCATCTGTAGGTAATGTTCCTTGTATTAATTGAAGTGTGTTACCAGAGCCAGTTGCTTTAGCACTATCTCCAATACCATACATGTGAGTATAAGAATGATTACTATCAGTTCCAGTAGTGTTCAGTGATACTTCCATTTGAACCGTAGAACCATCACCATTTTGTATATACCACTGACAGTAAACAAAAGTATAGTCTGCTACATTTACTACAATTTCAGAAGGTTTATTTGGTGTTCCAGAATCTACACGTACTGCACTAATAAGTTCAAAGCCAGATACTTTATGGGATAAAGGCCCAGAGATTGCACCTAGCTGTGAGTAACCCATTAGTCACCATACCCATACCTATTACCAAGAATGGCAACTGTAGTGCCTACTGCGAAACTTCCACCAGTAGCTTTGATTTTTAGATCATCATACTTCGTTGCTGCTCCGCCATTGTGAAACTTACCAGCACCCCATTGAGCATATAAAGTATTATCATTATTAACACTTGCATACCCAGCAAACATATTTCCGTGAAAATCAGAAGTAGACCCATGTACACCAGAGTGAATGACATCTATTAAACAACTATCGCTACTATACAAATGTCCTACTCTATGCCCTGCTAATGAAGTAGTATACGTACCACTCCAAAAACCAGCTCCAGTACCAGAGTTATGTGTAACAGTATCTATTGCCCATGAAAGATAATCAGATGTAGTAGCTTCACTATCCCACTCAAATAAAATATCAGACTCAGTGCTGTCGTTTTTAAAATACCCAAAGATTCTCATGTGAGTATATATATTTTCATTCGGTGTAGCCTCGAAACTTCCTATGGCAGAGAATGTAATTACAGCAGTATCAGAAGTTAAAGTTGTTTTGGCAATAAGCTCCCAGCCCTCCCATCCATTACCCACATTAGAAGCATTGGAAAGAGATTGAGTAACCATAGGGTTACGCATATCTGCTTTAAGTCTAGCCATTAGGCAGTACTCGCTCGAATCACATCGCCAAAGATGTTTATCTTAGCTGTTGTTCCAGCAAAGGCTTTTACTATTAGAGCTGTAGATGAATTACCTTTGATAAGTCCACCTTCAACTACCTTCACTAGTCCAGATTCAGGTGGTATTGTTACTTCGATATGATCACCTGCTGCTGTTGTGCCACCCCATTCGATAGTCAACTTGATAGCTGATGTATCAATGTTAGTAGCATATAAGTTTATCGTGTCATAGTGTGCTGCTGTTGAGCTACCAGTGTGAATTGTTGTACCCGCACTGGAAGTAGCAGTAACGCTAATCCCTCTGCCATCTGTAGAGCCAGAGAGTTTCATAATTTCAAATGTATCTTGTGCAGCCATCTCTGACTCCTATCTTTACTTTAGAAAACTTAGTGTGTTTTCAGGTCTTAGATTATTAATTGCATCTTTTGCTTCAAAAACATCTGTATAGTTTTCAGGAAAGTCACGTAGCATCTGTCTGTATTGAGTTGCTTCGCTTTGCTGATCACTTGTCAACGGACTGTCAGGTAAAAGAGTCCAGTCTGTAGCAGTAAGATACGCATTACGTTGTTCTCTTAACCCTAATTGCTCCCATGTAAATTGATGTGATTCAATAAATTCTGCACTTTGAGTCATCAATTCTCGATGGACTACTCCATTTTCATCAGTCCATTCACGATGTACACCATCTGCGTCTATATGTTCTCGGTATTTAATAGCCATATATTCTTCCTAACTGGCGGTATAGCCTTCTACGTAATAACTGGGATACCCTGAAGCAACTTGAGCCGTTGATGCACCCATATAGATATTCAGTGCTGTGATGCCAGTATCCGATGTAAGGGGTTCGTTATACATCCAATGTGTTTGATCCCAAGAACCGTTTGCTGCACCTGATTGATCCCAATATGAGAAAACAAAAAAGTTCCCAACGATCACAGCTCTATTCGTCGTTTGATATCCTTGAGCAAGAAAGTCAATTTGAAATTGCACAAAGGCATTTTCACCGTTCCAAGACGTACTTCCAGATGTACCAGTCCAGATGCCAGAATGTCCTGTAGTAGTACCTGTCCATTTCTGGTGCATGTTTCTATAGTAGTTTCCTGTAAGTCCATTGACTCTCCAGTTCATTGCTGAGTTTCCGCTTGCGGGTTCTGGATAGGTAAAGAAGCCACGTACTGATCTATAATTAGATAGCGAGGTAAGGTTCATTACAGTAGTGGTTCCTGATGACTGCGTACCTGTAGCAATTTGTGCCCAGTTACCACCAGCAGCAGCCCAAGTAGGATTAGACGTAGTACCTGCACTCTTTAAGTATGTACCGCTGGCCCCAATTGCAAGCTCAGTTAATACCCCTGAGCTATTAGTGAAAAGTACCTTGTCGTTACCGCCTTTAAGGTCAGTCAGGTTACCAAATGTAGGAGCTGAGCTAGTGCCGTTACCTACTAATGTAGTGCCATCGGCCCCCAAGGCTAACTCAGTGACGGTTCCTGACCCATTTGTATAGAGTGCCTTCCAGTTATTTCCACTTAAGTCAGTTACAGTAGTAGTACCGCCAGCTGATGGATTGAATATGTTACTCATGTGTTATTCCTATCTAAATCTCTGCATTACTGCCATACCAATTACACTAAGTTGTGTTCCAGTAGATACAACATCTCTACCACTACCGTTACCAACTGTTAGCTTGTTGCTGCTGGTGTTATATACCATCTGCCCTGCTCCTGTTTGTGAAGGGCTAGATGCTCCAGGTGCAGTCAATGTACCTACAGTTAGGCTTCCACCTACTGTTACATTACCGTCAGCATCAATCTTGAATACCTCACTGTTGTCTGAATCTTTAACTGTGAGCTTTCTACTTGTACCATTACCGCCAAGTATAACTGTGAAGTCAGCACCGCTTGTTGTTCGTAGAAGATAGGTAACAGTCTTACCAGCCCCACCTTCTAAGTGTTCTTTGAACTGATTTATGTTAGCAGCTTGTACTTCGTTACCTGCTGATACACTTGATAAAGCCATAATTACCGCCTATGCGTATACCTTGCCTACATTATAAGCATCTCTATTGTAAATAGCTACATCACCTGATGTAGTGTCTGCAATCTCATAAAACATCACGTCAAATACCTCTAAATCGCCATCAGACATAGGCTGCATTATACGCCCATTCACATTAATAATTCGCCCCACATACGTTCTATCGCCACGCCTGTCGTAAAGGGTCACTCTTTTCTGGACACCGCCAAACAAGAATGATTCCAAGTAATTGCCAGACATACTAGCCCTACCGCCACCTGACAAAATAACCCCACTATTCACTGTGACTGAGAATGTCCAACTTTTTCTTCGCGGAGGGTTGAGAATAGTATTAAGAACTACTGAATTTACTACAGGACTCGCAGTCTCTGATCCAGTAGTCATTTGCATATTATATCTAATCTGGTTGAACTCTACTTCGTTAGTAAATACAGCAAATGATTCGCCATCGTTATCCGCAGTAACTATTGTCTCAGGAGAAGCCTCGTCTATTTCGTATCGTAGCACCGCAGTAGCAGCAGCAGTCATACTTGTTCCTAGTACACGACCTGCACTTAAGAACTTCTTGAATAACTTAGCCCCTACATTCAGCCTAGGCCCTACAATAACTCCAGTATTGGTTGTATATAAGTAGTTTTCGTCATCATCAGGGCGCATACCTGCACGTGGATTGATATAATTTCCAATCGTGCTTGCGTATCCAGCTAAAACAGAGGGGTTGCTATCTGCTATAGCTCCTGCACCAGTAACAAGTAACGCATTGCAATCATTAGATCCCTGGTAATTCCATGTATGTACTGTTCGGTATGGGTTTATTTTTATAAGGTATGTGTTACCTGCTGCGTTCTTTTGCGCTAAATATATCCAGTCTGCATCTCCTGCAAGGGCTGTAATAGCACCATTCAATTCTACATTGCCAAGCATACCATTTGTAGGATAAAGCATAGTAAATGTTTCTTCATATGGGTCTATCTGCATCAACCTGTCGCCATATGGTACATAGATAAAACCATCCACCCATAGCAACGGATTCTTCCCATTACTGTCGCGTAGCATTTGACGGCCACCAGTCCAAAAATCATTGACATTTGTACCGTCAAAAAACCAAACACCTTCTTTTTTGAATATCCATACTTTGTCATCTGCTGTAAGTAAACCATTTACTGTTTCAGAAGTATGCCCAACTGGTACAGCAGCAGACCATGTACTACCGCTACCATCTGGAGCAGTAGCAGACTTTATATTACCTGAGCTATCTATTTTCCAGAATTGGGGAGTAGTAGATGTACGTCCTCTTGCTGTAAAGAACACTGCATTGTCATCTGTAGCTGCTGATGCAGCCCATGTAGTGCCATCTGAAGATACTTCGTAGTCAACATCATCTCCTGCTGGAGCATATAACTTGCCGTTGAACTCACGTACAGGGCCAGTAAAAGCGTTACCTGAACCTAAATCATCTACTTCATCGAATTGGTCATTACTTGTGTCGTACTTATACAGATACCTACCTGCACATACATATGTACCTAGTGAATTTTCTGCCATGAAAGTAGGAGCAGCATCAATAGTAGTAGAGCTTGCCTTTGTCTTATAAAGCTGATTGAAAGCTGGACTAAGGTATAATCTGTCACCGTAAGAAGCATCTATATATTGTGAATAGTTATATCCTACGGTTGTAGAAGTAAGAGTAGATAATTCATCTACTCCACAACCACCACCCCAATTATCAAAACCTAATGGTACATCTACTTCTGCTGGTACTTGCTGGTAATCAAATGTACCTGATGTACGTTGTTCTTCTGCAAGCATTGGCTGTAAGCCACGTGACCAGGCTAAACCCATTTCTGACTGAGCAAGCCGAAAGCCTACCTTAACATCATCGTATTCAAGGTACACATCATAACCGCTGCTATCACGTGAACGTGTTATAGTCATACTTTAAATGGCCCTTGTATCTTGCTTCCTGCCAACATTCTAAATGGCCATTTCACTTCGTAGTCGTTGGCCCTACTTTGAATAATTGAAAGTTTAGCACTAACTTCTTCAGGTATATCTGAGTACATACCTTCTCGTTCAAATAATACTTGTGCAGCGTGTGAATATAGAATCATAGAAGATGCTTCGTCTACTTCCATAGTATTGGTAGCTTGCGAAGCTCTAGTAGTGCCTAATGCAGATAAAGGACTTCTACCTACCAACCGAATCTGACGACGAGCTTGCGGAACATTGTCAAACATTATTCGTTGAGTAGTATCGTCACGACGTACTCTAGCGTTAGCTTCGATTGGATAGATGGATCGTACACGACCTGCATCACCAAAGTAAAGCCATCCGCGATCAACAAATCCTGTAAAGGTTGTACTGTTATTTGCAACTTCTATTCGTGCTGTTAAAAGTGATGAACTATTACCTACTATATTCTTTTCTAATGTTAGTAATTCCCAGCCAGCACCACCATGATAATCACTACTGGTAGTCCCACTGTCATCTATAAGTTGTATTCTGATTTTACTTGCAACACGACTGTATATCCATGCAGCAAACGTCATCTTCTGACCTGCTGCGCCTGCTGCAGTAATACTATTATTCATATTTGCTACAACTTGGGAGTATGTACCTGCTGTTGATGCAGCTACTACTAGCTTTGTGCAGCTATTGTCGTATTTAGGTATAAGTTTATTGGAAGTTTCTTCAGTTACTATACTCGCAGTAACCGACGAAGCAGTCCAATTAGACGTGCTATCGAAGTCTGGATCTGAGAGGAAATTCCATCCGTCGTGGGTTCCGAGGGGGTATTCGATAAAGGCAAAGACAGGCCCCTTTCTAATAGTAGACGGTATATCAAATTCTTTACTGTATCCGTCGCCTGTAAGTGTTTCGTCAAACGTAAGTTTTGCTATTTGAGGGTACGCACGTAAACGACCTTCATCTAATGCAGTAAACTTCCTTGATGGTTCATACTTATGCAATTCAAAAGAATCGCCATCTTGAGGTACAGCAGGGAATGCAGGGTCAACAGTAAGTGTTCCTGACGCTGAAGCAAATGATTTTACTCTGCGTATATGATACTGATTAGTACCAGATTGAGTTATACGTACATAGTAATCACGAAAATAATCTTCCCCAAATGCACTAAGATGAGTTTTGACCACAGTCGTACCATCTGTACTTGTTGCGGAAGTTACATTATCGTAGTCATCCCCTATAAACTGGGATAAACCTGTTAATAAATTTTGCCCAGTTATTGCCATTATGCGTTACCTTGTGTGACTAATAGTTTCTTTGAACCAGATGCACAAATAGCAGTTATAGCTCCATTGAACCAGTTGCCACCTGCGACTGACATTTCGTATGAACCGCCTGAAGCGTTCAATCTGATACCTGTGTTTGCTGCTGCTGTTCCACCAAGATTGATATAAATAACTTCGTCAGAATCATTTACCATTAATCGGTAGGAAGCAGTTTCACTAGCAGCAAGTACAGATGTACTACTACTACCTACCGTCACAGCGGTATGTGCTTGTGTGTTGATTATCCCTGGTGATCCAGCCATAACCCACTCCTATCTTTTTTTACGAGGTGGGCTAGTTTCAGACTTTGCCGCACCAGTCATTGCTTCAATTTGCAGTCTAACAAGTTCGTCTTGCTGTTGTCTTGCTTCTTGTTCACGAGCTGTTTGAATAAGGCTAAATTCTTGTTGATGCCTATGTAGCATGTGATTTTGAAGATCAAAGTCAGATCGTAAATTAGATTTACGGCAAGTCTGAGCTACTAATCCAATGTTATTTAGCCAATCCCTTTCGTCGTTATCAGGATGTAGCAAGCAAAGCAACTCCGATCCCTTATCAACTTTTGGGGGCTTGCCAGGCATACCAGGAATCCAAAATACTTGTTCCCCAGTAAGAGTACGCTTTCGCAACACTTCACCTAGCTTATGCTTCAATACTCTGCTTTCTGTACCATCTAATAAAGACCAAACACTCACTAATTCATCAGCGTCTTGCCCATCATTTGTAGAACCAGAATATTGCATAGAATATTCATCGTTATTAACAATTACTTTATCTAAACTGCCTGAAGTTGCAGACTCCGCTATTGCGTTTGCTGCTGCTTCTGCTATTACATTATCAGTAGTCATTTTAATGCCTTTCAACGGTGATAGATGGGCCACTTACTGATGTACGGCGCATCTCCAGCGTTCTTTGTTCAGCTTCATCTATAGCATCTTTTATCATAGTCGATGCCTCGCCCAATTCATCTATACGATCTGCTCCCTGTTTACTTTCACGTAATTGGTCAGCAATCTCGCGTAACTCTCCTACCGTATGCTCCATCAAAGATGGTATAGCAAATGGTGGGGCATGAAATGAATCAGCATCACCTAGATCTTCCGACCATATAGCTCGCTTATCATCTCTAATAACATGTATGAATTGCCGTCGCTGCATCCCCTGCCCTTTGATCCCTTGAACATTAAGTTCTTCAAGTCTCAAAGCTGGTTCGTCATTTTTGACGATTGATGCAGCAACGACAAGTTCACTCATACTTAGTCGCTTACTGTGTACTCAAGGTGAACAGTAACGTCGGTGATAGTACCACCAGTGTCATTGCTTGCCTTGATTTCCAATACTGCATCAGCAGCATTTTCGTAAGCACCATCAGAATTAGCACCAGCTTGTGTAAATGCTATTGACCTTGTGGTCTTAGCAGCGTACAAAGCTGAGTCAATGCCCACTACCCCAGTTGTGGCTGTGGTTGTACTCTCATCTGAGTCATTAGTAATTTTACCAATTACCGTTGCCCCAGTAAGTAATTCGACTTTGTACACGTTTGAAGCGTGGGCTGCAATAGCAGCTTCACTGACAACAGTCATGTTCAAAATACGAACCGCATTTGAGTTAGTGAAAAACTCTGATTTAGTTGCTCCGTTTCCAATGGAGTTGAATGTAAACGATTCAGCTTTTGCGTTAGCTACAGCTACCATAATTTATATCCCTCCTACCTAAGACGTTGGTGCTGCTGCGTCAGAGTATAGCTCGTATCCCCATTCGTCACGGCGTTCACCGTAGACAAATTCGTCATACAAGAATACTTCGTCTGCACCACCACCAATATCTGGTCTACGTCGAGTTTCAGCTTTAGGTGCGTGACCTTCTACCAAGATGATTGCCATCTGGTGAAAGATTGCTCCTTTAGCGTCATCCGAACTATCGATTGAGATGTTTCCATCAGTAAAAACATTTGCGTTAAACAATGTTCCACTGAATCCATTTCGCACCATCTCTGCTGTCATTCCGTCTACAGAACCAGCACCATTAGAAGCAGTAGTTGTAATACCTACTGTTAATTGATCCTGAATGTCCTTGAGCTGGAATGGGTGCAATACGACTGAGACGTTACCTGGAGGTGCAGGCTCAGTTGTGTTACCGAATATTCGGCTTTGCCCAGCTGAAATGTGACCAACAGTAAGGGTAGAACCTGCTCCACCTAAAGCGGTAGAGAATGAGTCTAATTGAGTTAGACCATCTTTGTCCTTCTTACGTTGGATTGCATTTTGACCTAATTGGCCAATTTGCGACAATACATTACTAGCTAATCGACGGTATACACGGTCAGTTACGATGGTTTGAATACCTGTAACTGTTGGTGTAAGGGTCAATAGCGAGTCTGACATTTGTTGTGGATTGTCAAGGGTTGCAGTTTCAGCTACACCTGTTGCGGTGAGCTTGTCCAAACGAACCTCGTTCCATCCAGTACCACTGTTCTCGGCTAAAGTAACCTTGTCTACGACAGCATCGCTAGTCATTGTCCCTTCATATTCACGGACAATCCTAGCAGCAGCTATAACTGTAGGAAGGCTGTCAGCCAGATTAGTAGTAGTAGTGTTACCTGTGGTAGCCACTATAAGCTCCTATCTTATTCCTAAATGTTGCATTACACGCTGTTTGTCATCAGCGGAAATGTTGCGACCTTCTCCGTATGCACGGACAAGATCATCTAACGTCGGCGTTGAACCTGCTCGACTTGCAGATCCGCTACCAGCAGCACGTTTCCTTTCGGCTGTTTTGCTGGCTGCCTCCGTTTCATTTAACTGCTGTCGAGTCCAGTCGAGAACATGCTGAACGGCACGAATTGGTGAGCCTGTTGAAACGCCTTCCGACCAAACGGAAGCTGGTATATTTTCAGGGTCATAGCCCAAGTCTTTTGCCTGACGCATTACTTCTGTTGTGGCTTCATTCCACAAAGTAACAGTTGCGTCATCTGCTTCAGGAGATCCTTGCTGGTCAGTAATTGATGCAGGACTTTCAAGTGCTTTCAATCGACGCTCCAACGCATTTTCTCGTATAGCGAGTTTTGTTTCATCGTCAATCAAATCAGAACTTATAATTAATTCCTGCAAAGCATTATTACTTTCCTCAAGTTGTTCAATGCGAGACTGTAAAACAGTGCTGGCATCGTTCTGAGAAAGTTTGTCAACCGTAGATTGGAAATGCTGAATACGTCCAAGCTGACTTGAAACATCGTGCTTCAGTGTATCCAATTCTTTAGCTGCGCCCTCAATCTGAGAAAGCCGTTCGACAAGTTCAGCTATATCAGGTTGAGCCTCACCCTCAACTACATCTTCAGGAGCTTCTGCTGGATCGAAACCGTCTGTCGGCACTTCCACATCTTCCGCTGCTTCTAATGTTTCTTGTTCAAGAGTTTCATTTACCATAATTTTATCTCCAACTGGCATTACTGCGAGTTACTACACCCTGCCTGTAGAACATATGTTCTGGTGGGAGGGCTTTACTATATTTTATAGTCAATAAAGTTTTTAGCAAGTTCATAATATTATTTTTCTATGTATCCGTTTGCTTCAAGAGCTTTTTTCAGTTCAGGGTCCGATGCTCTCATTCTTTCTTTGTACTTGGCAGATGTGTTTTGTATTTTATTGATAAGACCCAGCAAAGCTGGAGCGTTTCTATAGTTAGGTGTATTAGCCCTTAGTCTTGGACTATCTTCAGCCTTAATCATTCTATTGTAGGCTTCAACCATATCCCCAAAGCTACGAGTAGTGTTATCACCTACAAGTCTATCTACAGCCCCTTTTCTTTCTTTGAACGCCCTATCTCTTTGCTCCCAGTATGTGTATCGTTTTTTTCTATCTTTATCATAACCTCCATTTTCAGTCGCATTAGCAATATACTCCTTATTAATAAAGTACCAGTCTAATTCTGGAGGAATTACCTCTACGGTTCTTTCTTCAATAAATTCCATAGCTCTATCTGGATTGCCATAGTATCCATTTTCTATATCGATCATTAATAAAGCTAACAATTCATCAAAATCCGTGAAGTTCAAATCATTAGTGTTTTTATTAGTAGCGTCCTCCATGATTTTATAGAAAGCAGTGATAACTGATCCAGACGCTCCTTCATCAAAAGGCTTATCTTTTACACCAAGTTCTTTTCTTTTATTTTGGCTACGCTCGTAACTATTTATAGCTATGTTTTGCAATCCAATTCTAAGATCTTTTAGAGACATAAGACCTTCATTTTGATACTCTCTATAAAAATCTCCTAGCTCTTTTTTCAATCGTGGTCTGTTATTTTCTACTGACCAAATATTGAATTTTCCGCTAGGCTCTACAGGCCTATCAAGGAAGTTTTTTGTAATGTCAGGGTTACTCTTTCGTACCTCATCCTTCTCTTCAGGTGTCAATGAATTATACGGCTTATTAAATCTAGGATCGTTCCTAGCAGCTTGATCTAATTGCTCTGAGAATGAAAGGGGATTTTCTTTCAAACCTGAACCACTTAAAATAGCAGCAGTACCTGATCCTATAATTGTCCCTGCATTGATAATGCCATCATAAACTTCTTGAGCATCTGAATATTGTTGCCGTTCTAATACTTTTGTAAATTCTTCTAATCCAGCTTGTATCGTAAATGGCGCAACAAGAGATGCTCCAGATTTTGCATTCATCAAAGCTATGCCTAAAAGTGAATCATGTTCACCTAAAGTAAATCGATCAGTAGAAGTTTTAGGATCAGAATCTAAGGATAAAAAAGGATCTCCAAAAAATGTTCTGCCCCTACCTGCGTTCATCAACAGTTTCGCCCCTGGTGCTCCCTTAGTCTGCATAGAAAAAACAAAATTGTTCCACGCTTTTTGTGGTTTGTCCGTCATACCGCCTTCTGCAAATAAAGCAGTCAACCCAAGATCAGCAAATGAAGAAGCTAACCTTGCCATAGAATCGTAGGCTCCAAAAACATGAACATCTCTTGTACCTGACTCGTCAGGCATGTTATCAGCTAGATACTGCAACCCTGGGTCAATGCCAGGAAGATCAAGTTCAGCAATATTCTCTAGAGCTTTTTTGATAGGAACCCTTACAGTTCCAAAATTAGGGTTCGCAACTAAACGATCATTGTAGTAAAGTTGATCGCCGTCAATAGGAGAAAGAACTTCTGAGACGTCACGGCCTTGCGATAAAGCAACGGCTGTTACTAAATATAAACCAGACGAAACTACAGTTTGCATGTGCGCTCTTGCCAAGTCGCCTTCTAACGTTCCTGCTTCAAAATTCTTGCCTATAGTTTCAATTATTGATCTGTAGAAGTTAGGGGCAAAAAGTGACAAATCTTCAACGGTAGCAACTTTACCAGTACCTATACCAGTGAACCTGTCTACTGATTTTCCAATACTGATCAAAGCCTCTTCAGTCATTATAGAATCTACATCTATATCCTTAAGCGGAATACCTTTGTCTACCATATCGTTGATGACATCTTGTTTATAACTTCTTTCAATAATATTGAACATGTCTCTTCGCAGCCTGTTCCCCATCATTGCAAAGTTACGATTGAAAGGCATAGTAGCTTTACCTAACGTACGTCGTACTTTGTTTCCTTTAGCTGAAACAAGAAACTCTTTTAATTGATCAGCATCATATGGGTCAATCATTGACGCATATCGACCAACCCTACGTGTCTCAGGATCATTGAAAAAAGCATCAACAAACCTTTTACCTATAAACGTATCACCTATTTTTTTAGTAAAATCTTTTGCAAACATTCTCATGCTGTATTGTGGATTCAAAGCAGCGGTTCCAAGTGTCACTAACGGACCACTGAAGTCCAGCGTAGACAATATTGGCCTAACATTTTTGTTAAAGTCTCTGAACTTTTTGATCCATTTCCCTGCGAATCGATCCACTGTTTTCTGTATATTTCCTGGTCCATCTGGAAACATTTCTTTTATTATTTTAGCAGCGTCAGTATGAAATACGAGATTTTCATACTTAGCCTTTACATCGTCATCTAAATTATCCAACACCTGTTTTGGAATTTTTGTTTCTTTTATTAATTGTGGTAACTTTTCAGTAGGTATACGACCGTACTCCATAAAGTTTCTTGTCGTTTCTGCAACTTCAAGATCGTCAAATGCTTCTTTTATAAAACGTAATAGCGAGCCAGTAGGACTATCATATATCCAAGCACTACGTTTTCCTCCTTCTATGAGTTCTTTTGAACTTTCAAGACCTTCTTGGAAGGTATCAAAAACCCTTTCATGCACTTCACTTTTAGCTATATCACCATCAAATTTTGGACCACCACCTGGGATATTAGCAAAAACAGCCCTTATATCTGCCCCTTCATCTTCAGCTTCTATTTTCTTAATGATCTCTTGAGCAGACTCCGAATCTTCTACGTATTCAGTTTCAATAGCCTTTCGATTAAAGTCTTTAATTCTTCTAGGGAAAAATCTTTGAAACCCTGTCAATGGAGCAGGATTACCGCCAGTAAAATCAATACCGTGTTCATCAAGTATTTTCTTAGCATCATCAAGTAAATCGTGCATTTTTTTAACAGCGTTATAAATAGGCTCACCTAATGATTCAACCGTATATTTAGGATCATCAAAAAATTCAACGACATTTCCTAAGTATTCTTCTTCGCTTGTACCGTCAGGATTCTTGACAATAACCTTTTCATATCCGTCTGCATCTGTTGAAGTAAATTTTTTCAAAACCTCATTTATTTGATCTACCTGTGTACGCACTACCCTAAAAGAAGATTGAATTTCTTTTTTAAGAACACGTTTGAAATTCTTATGTTCACTTGCAGCTTGTGCAGGGCGACGGATAGGAGCAACTGTCGAACCACTAGCACGAATTGGTGGGATTTCACCCTCACGTGCAGGCGACCAAACATCAGCAGCTTCAATTTCTGCTTGTTTCGCTGCTGCTTCTGGGTCAGCAATGATTTCATCTGCTCTACGTGCAGCAGCAGGAGCTGTTCCAGTAGAAGCAGGTTTTCCTACAATTTTCTGCGTACCTTTTCTAACAGCTTGTTTAACGGCTTGTGGTGCACCAGGTATATTGCCAGTACGTCCCCTAGATAAAAGAGCTACACTTCCCAAAGCACCTAATAAACCACCACCAATACCACCTTCCTCGAACCCTGCTTCAGCAGCAGTTCCTACAATAGTTTCAGCAGCGTACCTTTGAGCAACATTACCGCCTCCCAGTACAGGATCAGTCACTGTTCTTACTAATTGACCAGCTTTTTTAATTACAGTGCCACCTGCTCCTACAGGTTTTGAACTTGTTATTTTTTGCGTAGGCAATGAGCCAGTTTTGTTTACAAAATTTTTCATTATAGGGTTTTTCATTACTGCGCTTCCAGCTTTAGGTAATAGCTTGAAACCCATTGCTGATGGACCAGCAGCAAAAACAAATGAAGATGGTGCTGCTGCTACATCGAACCCAAACCCAGCGTATTTACCAGCTCTTTCACTTCCTGTTAAATCTTCAACTGCACCCTCAATGCCACTTCTTATAGCAGTACCTGGTGCTTCACCAAATGGCAGTGTAGCCTCTCGTCGTTCCGCAGTTATTCTTTCTAACGCTTCAGGATCTCTTGCTTGTCCAGGAAGATCAAGTATGTTTGCCTGTCTAGGATCAATGACTGCGCCAATATTTGATTTAACATCTTGTATTGATGAGGAAGCAAGACTGACTGGTTTAGATGTCAAGAGCTTGTTCAAAGCCGATTCACCACTTATAAAAGCAGAACCAAACCCTTTCAATGCATCTAAGGCCCCACCAATTACACCTGGCTCTGGCTGATCCACTTGTATTTGTTGCGGTGCAGTTTCTTCATCAGGAACGTATCTAGCCAAAAGTTCTGCTATCGTTGGACGTGTGGGTGGAGTTTGTGGACTAGGTAAACTTGTTGGTGCTAATGATTGATCAGGCAAAACATTTGCAAAGCCTGGTGCAATACCACGTGATGCTAAATATGCGTCGATTGTTTGTTGATTATGTCCTGGTGCATGGGGCATTAGAACCGCCTACGTCCTCGTCGAACTCCTGTAGGTCCAAATCGCTGCATGACCGCAGTTTCGACATCTCCTAATGATACATTTCTAGAAGCCAATCGTGTACGTAATTCTTCTCTTTCATCGCCAGTTAGGGTGTTTAGTTGCCCTGGGGTCATCAATGGGAATCCAAATTGCATTGGCATTGGCATCCTGCCTTGAGCTACATTAGAAACTCTAGGAGTACCAAAGCGTTCTGCCCTTTCAATAATGTCCCTTTGCGTTATAGTTCTACTAGGTAATTGGTTATACATAGTTCCACCGAAGCCTATATTACCTACCCTATTACCAAAACCTACAAAGTCATCAAAGCCAAACATACCCCCAGTTTGAGCTTTAGGCATATTATTATTGCGCTTGCCTTCTAATATTTTTACTTGTTGGTCTGTTAGAGGTAGTACAACCATTGGAGCACCATTAGCACTCATTACTAATTCTTGGTTTTCTTTATTCCTTGAAGAATCCCCAACAATGACAGGATTACCAAACATACCACCGTGTTCAGCAGCAGGAACCTGACCTGTTTTTCTAAACGCTGCAATTTGTTCAGCAGTCAAACCACCGCCAAACCCTGTTTGTATATTAGCTTCAGACAAATTTGCTAAGGCATCCAGTTCACTTTGACTTAAAGGATTATCTTTAGTTATTTTTCCTGCCGTTCCTGAAGTACGGATATCAGAGCTGTCATAAACACCACCTGGAATAAAAGATTCTGCACCTCCAGTAGTGTATAGATCTTTATTCGTCATATACAACGGATTGTTACCTAGAAAATCAGCTACAAATCCTGTATTTACATTTTGACTTTCACCTGGCATACCTGGTGCGACAAAACCAGACTTCGAGAAAAACTCGATATCCGCTGCCGTAATACCACCAGCAGGTTCTAAGCCTTTTGAAATCTGTTCAGCACGTTGCATCAAAAGAGAATTCTTGTTTGCTTGCTGGTTGTTACCGCCTCCACCGCCATTACCGCCATCATCGTAAAAATCATCTGGATTTACTACGTTTAGAGGGCCACCTGTTTTTTGTCCACCAGCTAAAAATTCTTCAGCATTGAACCCTGCACCCAAACTACCTAAGAAATCTTTATATGCGTCATATTCGCTTGTTACCTGATTGATCAAGTCAGCTTGTGTAACAGGGGTGAATGGAGATTCTTGTCCAGCTAATGCAAATCCTCTAGCAAGGTAATCTGCAGGGTTACGTAACACATCTCGAACTTGATCCAATGCCTCAGAACGTGCCTGATTGATTTGGAAACCTGCTTGAATATTTGTAGCTCTAGCCTGCTCTTGTTGTGCAAAAGCTCTTAATCTATTTGCTTCATCAAACTGCCTAGCGTTTTCTGCTATGTTTGCATTGAATTGAAGTTGATCAACATTGAATTGAGCTTCATCTAAAGCCTGTGCTTGAAAACCTAAAACTTTATCTAACTCAAACTTCTCAAGATCTAATTCATGTGTCTTTTCAAATTGCTCTTCAGCTTGATTTATTGTGTCTTTTCGGTATTGTTCTAGTGCTTTTTGTTGAGCTTGTGCAAATGAGACAATAGGGTCTCCCTCTTCATCAAGCAAAACTTGTGGGTCTCCGACGAGTTTACCTTGTGGATTATAGACATAACTATACCAATTACCATTTGCATCTTGTTTTATTTCAACTGTGTTAGGATCAGCAGCTACTGAAGCAGCAGCTACTGGAGGTCCGAAATTCGCTCTATTTCGTTCCAAAACGTCTTTGGTAATTACTTGTCCTTTTGAATCACCTTCTAAAATTGTGTAAGTAGCACCTGCTTCTCCACCAGCTCCTATTTTCACAGATAATGGTGATGTTTGACCATCTGAGTAATACCAAACATCAGCGAATTGCGCTGACTCAAGGCCAGCATTTTCATATTGTGTATCAGTTGATCCTTTTATTTGATAAGAGCCTGGTTGTTCCTCACCATTTTCAATGTCACCTTCAGTATATTCTAGAAACTTATATATCTCTTGCTCAGGAGGATCAGAATCAACACGGTTTTTATCACTAAAAATAGTAGCTGTTGCGCGGATTTCATATCCTAAAAATTTACCAAGTGTACTATATCTAGGAATTGCAGAAGTTGTAACAATGTCAAAATCATTCAAATTTAGACTGGATTTTATTTCTCCCTTAGTTCTGAAGCCAGTTACAGAATTAAGTTGATCAGGCCCTGATTGTAGATTTTCAGCAGCAATGACATCTGCCATTTCGTCTATCGATTTGACATCAACTCCTAACTTCGCTAAAGCATCACTAGCTCTTTTTCTATTATTTTTTACTGTGAAAATATAGTCTTCATCATTTGATGGAGCATTTTTTACTAGTTTTTCGTCACGGTCATCCTTATCCTCTTTTTCCGCTTCTGTATATCCAATCAAATCATTCACATAACTATTTACGTGATTTGGTACTAAGCTCTTTATAAGCTCAGTATTGTTTTTGTAAGAATTATAATTCTGTAACAAAAATTCCTTATCATCGTCAAGCTCATCTTTTAATTTTATTGCTAACCAAAAGTTTAGATCATCTTCTGCTTCATCAAAAGGCAGATCATTTATCGCACTTTTGTTCCATGCTCGTAAAATAGTGGCTTCGAGTGCCTCAATAATTTTGTTCATATCTTGTTGGCTTATTGGGCTGGTCATCAGTTATTCCCTTTCATATTCTGCACAATGCCACTGACAACTTGAGAGGTTGAATTAGTAAACGGCGACCATCTAGATCTATCCAGTGCGAATGGCAAAGAATCGTAATCCAGTGCTATTTGTGTCAATGTTTTGTCTCGTTGAGGTGAATGTGTATCGCTGCCAAAACGTTGATTCACAGAACGAATAAGCATAGTTTGACGTGCTGCAACTCTTGCAGATCTTCGTATAAGTCTTTCGCTAAGTTCACCTGCCATTATTGAAACTGCCTTTGTGCTTGATCTACTTGTGCGTTCAGTCTAGCTTCAGTTACTACTGGCTCAGTAGGATCGCCAAGTTGATCGACTGTAGTCAATGCCTGTTCATCACCCATCCTACGTGGCTGCTGCATTTCTTGCCCAACTAATTGCTGTTCAAATGCTGTGCGTACAAGATCACCAACTTCACCTAAACCAGCTAATGCCATAAGCATTTGTGCCTGTTGCATTGGTGGAGAACGCATCATATCTTCAACAGAACGTTCATCTTGTTCAGTAGTCGGTTCATCAATACCCATCTTATCCATTGCAGTTCGTTCAGATAGACCTGGCATAATTCTGTATAGATCAGCCCATAGTCTAGCCTTACGTGCATTGACCATATTTTCGTCTGTAGTTTCAAACGTTACATTCGTGTAATAGTAACCATCAATATCTGACGGACGTAAAGTTGTTTCGCTTGGAGTATGCGTAAAAGATCCATAAAGAGTTACCTCCGTTGAAAAGATATGTTCTATATCCATCAAGACCCATGAGTTTATTTTTTGACAAGCACGTTGCATGGCAGAAATAGGACCAGCAAGTTTCGTTGCTGCATTTCTTATCAGTGAATCTGCCTCTGTTGCACTGTCTACACCTACTTGAGGCGTACCACCAAGTGCACCAAACTTAGACGCTTCATCTGCGTAGCTGTTTACACGCTGCAAACCTTGCATTAGCGTCACTGGAGCTTCACCCCAACGCAATAAGTCTAAACTTTGGTCAGGGCGTATGTTAATATGTGAACCAGGACCTAAACGTATTTCTTTTTCACCATCTTCTAGTTCATCCATATTGACTGTAACTAAGGCTGGGAATACATACATACGCAGCCATGCTTCCATTTCTGTAAGGAAACGTGCCTCAGATGTCAGTACAGAACGTATAGGCTTTAGTATAGAGGCATACCTATCTTCAGGCTTATTGTCACCGTCTACTTCACCAAAACCAGGATCTACTATGACAAAAGGCACATATCCATCATAGTCTGGGTTATCTTCTTCTGAAAATCGTGTTTCCCATGAATAGGGATTATCTGCTTCGTGAACTATTGAGCCATCAATCCATACCATATAGCTGCCAGGATCGTCTTTATATGGCTTACTCCACATTTCCACATAAGGTAATTTACTCATAGGATCACCATGCCCATATTGATCCATAAGATTTGGGTATCGCTTGACTACCTCGCTGGCAAATATTTCGTATTCTTCGTACACATATTCTGGGTCCCAGGGATTTACTGGATCTTCAAAGACATTTTCTGGAGGACATACATCTAAATTCCATAGAAATTTTGAACGTGCAATTCGCCGTAATGCCCTGCTGAACTTTCTTTTATCCTCAGATGTAGGATTTTCTGGCATGTCAGGAAGTAAATCAAACTTTACAGTTTTCTTCAGTACCATTTTCCCACGTACAAGTTTTTTCTTCGCACGTTCTAATGGCGCACCTTGATCCTCATGCACACGTGACCACCACATATCATGGAATCTTCTTTGGTTTTCTGCATGTTCACGTGCAGCTTCAGTAGAATCTTTGACTGGACGTATAGGTACATAGTTACGTGGTGCAGCAAGTATATGGTCTGCTGCATTAGTTACTGCGTTATATGCTGTTGGAGGTACTGTAGGGTCTAATCCTTCGTCTACCCATTCGTCAGGAATGATAGAACGAGCAAAGTTTCCATTGATAAGTTCTTCGTCTAGTTGAAATTCGTTGAGAAGGTTTCCATAAACATTGGACCTTAGATATTCAAATCGTCTGTATGCCTGATCTGGGTTCATGCAACACCTGTTAAAAATCTACGTTTGTTTTTATTATTAAATGTTAAATACTTATTACTAGTTATTTTACGTGGTTGGCGTTGTTTTGCAAGCAGCACAGAAAGACCTGCTGCCATAACGCAGTCATCGAAGTATCCTGGAGGGGCGGAGTACTGAATATTACCCCCTGCCATTACTTTACCTTCAAACAATTTTAACTCTCGTTTCAACTGTTCGTCGTCATAAGGGAAGTGTACACGTCCATGCTCAACTTCTGCAACTAGTGTTGAAACTAATTGTGCTTTGGATTGAGTAGTGAATTTGAAATTTGTTATATGACACCCTTCGTCCACCAAAATATCCTTGACAGCTTCACCCACCCCAGTCGCATCTAAGTGTATTGTCTGGCACTTGTACTCTTGGTACAGACTAGCAATACGAGGCCCCAAAGCTGTATATGACAGCCCATTGAATCTGTCAGATGCCACTATTGACATGTCTTTAATATCGATAACATACGCCACTGTATAGTCGTGTTGCTTCGCTACATCCAAACCCATTAAATAGTGTTTACCTTTTTGCCATGATTGGAGTTTTCCATTGAAACAGTCATCGACATTTTTGAAAACTTTACCTTCTGATTCGGCCCATTCAGCTAAAAATCGTTGGCGAAACTCAATCTCTGGATATTCCAGTCGTGCTTCTTCGACAACGCTTGCATCAATAGTTGGATTAGCAGTAGTAGGCACAGAAAATGAATAATAGTCGTTATCTTCTTGGAGGTCAGATTGTCCACGTTCCCAATAAGACCTAAACCAGTTATTGCTTTGTGGTACGCCAATCGCAATGAGACGACCCTTAGCGTCTGTCAACGCTGGCATGAACTCGTTCCGTGCACTATCAGCGACATCGTGCGCTTCGTCTATAATTGCTGCTGTTACTCTGTCTCCCTGTAATGATACTTCGTTATCAGCAGACTTAGCCTGTATGCGTGCACCTGTTTTCAATTCAATTAAACGTCGTTCTTTATTATAGTAAGACACTAATTCAGACAAGATAGGCGCATTACTGCTTGTAGGGTCTGATATACAGGATTTTACAAATGGTTCCCATACACGCATAGTCAATTCGTAGTTAGGAGCAATAATATAGACCAATGGTTGATGCTCTACACCTGCTACAACGTCAGGCGGTTGTGTCAATTCACGCCATGCTTCAGCTACAATAGCTGTAGATTTGCCTGAACGACGACCACATGCAGCTATGATCCTATTCTCAGAACGTGAATGTATGTGTTCAGCTTGCCAGGGAAAAGGTTGATACCCCTCAGTTCCAAAGTCCTTTAACCAATCCCAAACTAACGGTCTAGGATATTCAAGAACCATCAGCAGCTTCTTCTAATATAACAAGGGCATTTTCTATACCCTGTACGTGCCCTACCCAAAACGCAATCTTCGCTTCGTTACTCAAACTAGCAAACGGTGAGTCCAAAAATTCATCCATTTCCAGTTCCTCTGCCCACGATTGGGTCTTGACTAACGCAGCACGTAACTTCCGTATCGTTAGTTCGATACCTTCTATACCATCAGGCCTCTCGGTAGTCCGTTGCATCAATAATCACTTTCGGCTCTGGCTGCTCTACTTGGGCCATTCGAGTACCTGCTAAAGATGCAATGAATGTAGCCATCATCTCTGAACTCGCTACATCTCTCGTTTCTCTAGGCTTACCCATTACTCGATCCATAAAGTACATGACAGCCTTAACGTCACGCTTCTTTACCAAATCCATAAGTGAATTATACGCTACTTCAAAATCATTTGTCGCGTATTCTTCAAATCGTGTTACAAAATGTTTACGCTCCCTGGGTTTCGCTAATTCCAACGTCCGCCCTGTCCCCTTCATTGACTTACCTTTGTTTCTTAGAATAGGTACAGGGTCCCCTGCCTTAATAACAAATCGCCCATCTAGGCAACCGTCTACTATCTCATGGTAGCTAAACTCCCCATAGTCACGTTCTGGGTCTAACTGGTCTACTAGCGTCTGTATTTCTGTGTCCATAGGAAACAGTATCAGGTGCAATAGCAACCATGTCAAGTCCTTGGCTGGCAAGATAGACTGGCTTACGAGTACTCGTCGCTGATCGTCCCTCCTTATCATGCGGTGTGGCCTGACGCCGTTCACCTGTACCCTCCAATTTAGAACGTATGTTCTATAGAACGCATGTTCTACTCGCGTGAAGCTGGCGACTGGCTGACGAAGTCACCAGCAGCAAAACCACAAAACCAGCA